TCAGAGTATCCTTACGATGTTTATGGTGGACCAAGGACTATTAAATCACAAGATTTTGATGGAAGAGTAGATGTTTTACCTGTTGCAGATCCAAATATTATGTCTATGGCTCAAAGAGTTACACTTGCTCAAACACAATTACAAGTTGCTCAATCAAATCCTGGACTTCACAACCTTCACGAGGCTTACAGAAGAGTTTACGAAGCTCTAGGAACAAAACAAATTGAATCAATAATGAAACCTGCACCAAAACAACCAGAACCGATGGATCCTGCGAAGGAAAATGCACGTGCATTACAAATGCAATTGCTTACAGCATTCGAATTTCAAGATCATGATGCACATATTGCTGCTCACATGGCTTTTATGGCTTCAAGAATGGTTCAAATCAACCCACAAGTTTATGCTTTATTGCAATCTCACGTTTCAGATCACATTTCTTTTAAAGCTAGAGCAGAAATAAGTCAAATGATGGCTCAAGATCCACAAATGATGGAAATGCAACAAGCAGATCCACAACAATTTAAGATTTTATTCGATAATGAAGTTGCAAAATCAGCTGCAAGAATAACCCAAGAGCTTGTTAAGACAGAAATTGATCAAGCGGCAGCAAAACAAGATCCATTAATTAAAATTAAACAACAAGAAGTTGATTTAAGAGCAATGGACATGCAAAGAAAAGCAGAAGAAGTACAATTTAAGCAAGCTCAAGAAAATCAGAGAGCTGCAGACAGATTAGAATTTGATTATGATCGTTTAGCAACACAAGATCAACAATCTGATGAACGTTTAGAAGTAGCGAGGGAAAAAATTGACCAGAAAAAAGGATAATTCACTAAGTGGTGGTGTTAAATATGGACCACCTCCTAAAAAAGGGCCAAATCCACAGGGCTTGAAACATGGAGGATGTCCTCATAGAGAACCAGGAGCTAAATCTGATATCCAAGGAATTAAAAATATACAAACTACCGGAAAAAAGTTCATCGGAGTACGATAATCTTACTGCAAAAGAAAAAATCTTATTTTTAGCGGGAGTATTTGATGGTGAAGGTAGTTTTGGCATTTGGTCAAAGTTTAAAACTAAAAAATACTTTGCTTGTTCAGTTGAAATGACTGATAAAGACATGGTCAAGAGATTTCATGAATTTTATGGTGGTTGTATTTACCTTTGTAAAAGAAGAAAACCACATCACCAAGACACTTGGAGGTGGCGGATCAATGGTCAAGGGGCTTTAAACTCAATTGATAAAATGATAGATTATTTAAGTATTAGACGTAAGGAGAAATTTAAAAATGTGGTTCAGTGCCTTAAAACTAGGATTAAACGCAGCTAGTCATATCTATAAAAAGAAACAAGAGACTAAAATGGCGATGGCTGATGCACAGCACATGCACGCTTCTAAGATGGCCCGTGGGGAGAGCGAGTACCAGGGAAAGTTGTTAGAGGCCCGACAATCGGACTGGAAAGACGAGTTCGTTTTGGTCGTGCTCACGCTGCCAATTTTGGTGATCGCGTGGGGAGTGTGGTCAGAGGATCCTCAAGCAATGGAAAAAATAAATATTTTCTTCGAACAGTTCTCATCACTGCCGCAATGGTTTGTCAATCTCTGGATTCTTGTCGTGGCGAGCATATATGGTATAAAGGGCACTCAAATTTGGAGGAACAAGAAGTAATGCAAATAATGAGAAAGAGGGAAAAAACTATAGTCCCTCCGAAAAAACCTTACACAAAAAAAATGTTTGTGAATGACTCATTGTTATACATGAAAGGAGCATCAGGTGGTTTTGATAAAGTTGAAATGCATAATCTGATGGTTACTAAAGGAAACAAGTTAAGAAGAGATGGAGTTTCAAGAAAAGAAGTTCAAGAACTTATAACTGAAGCTAAAGAAAAACATAAAAAATGGTTAGGAAGAAATAAGGAGAAAAAATAATGACAAAATTATGTGCTAGAGGAAAATCGGCCGCGAAAAGAAAATTTAAAGTGTACCCGTCTGCATACGCAAATGCATACGCTAGTAAAATTTGTGCAGGTAAAATAAAAGATCCTTCTGGTGTTAAGAGAAAAGATTTTAAGGGACCAAAAAAAGCAGCGTTAGGTGCAATCATAGGTTTTGGTGCTGCTGCAATGGGTAAAAAACTTTTAGGTAAAAAAACAAAAAAAGTTATGCCACAATCAGGTATTGGTGCAGTCAAAACTATGTCTGAAAAAGAACAAGAGATGAAAAAACAATTTCTTGGTATGAATAAAGGTGGTATGGCCGAGTATTACAAAGATTTGATGTAATGCAAAAAAATATTCAGTACCTAAAAGAAGGTGGACTGAAAAAATGGTTCAGTGAAAAATGGGTAGATATAGGCTCAAAGAAAAAAGGTGGAGGATTTAGAGAATGTGGAAGAAAATCTGCAAGTGGTTCAAAAAGAAAGTATCCAAAGTGCGTGCCTGCTGCAAAAGCAGCAAGGATGACAGACTCTCAGAGGCGGAGTGCCGTTGCAAGGAAAAGATCAGCGGGTAATCCAGGTGGTAAGCCAACTAACGTAAAAACGTTTGCAAAATCATAAATAATACTTATAGTGAATCCATGATCAGAGGGGATTCTCAAGAATATGAGCTTCTTAAAAGATGGTGTGATACGCTTTCTTTTAAAAACAAACCAAATCATGTAACAACTTGTGAAATAGGCATTAGAGAAGGGTTAAGCTCTAAAATTATTATGATGTCTATGAAAGCAAAAATAAATGGAACTCCTTATCACCATATTGGCATAGATCCTTATAACAATTTAGAATATCAACATTACGATCATACAGAATCAGAAACTTGTGATTACACAAATGAAATGAGAGACACTATGTTAAAAGATTTTGCTGAGCATAAGGAAGAATTTTTATTTTATAATATTACTGATATTGAATATATGAATAAACATTGTAATTTAGATGTTACTTATGATCTAGTACATTTTGATGGACCACACATGACAAAAGATGTTCTGAGAGAAGCAATTTGGTTTGCAGATAGAACTCGTGATGGTTCTAGATTAATATTTGATGATCATGATTTGTTTGATATGCGCCACGTAGCTATGGCATTAACTTATTTTAATTTTAAAGTTTTGGAGGAGGGTAAACATAAAATTTGCCTTATTAGAGATGATAATAAGTCTTGAAACATTATCTTTAGTCCAAAGAACTATCTCTAAACGCCTGGAGCGTTATAAAGAAGCCGCTATATATAGTGTTGACACGATAGATCAACTACAATATGTTAGAGGACAAATCAAATCTTTAGAAGATTTGCAACAGGAAATAAAAGACCTGCTGAATAAACAGGAGATAGAAGATGAAAACGTCCACGGAGACACCGAAACGGACTGAAGCACTCTTAGACGCTTACAAAAGCGAAGAAGAAGTTAAAACAGTCCTTGATCCCAAATCGATCAAAAAATCAACATTAGATAGTCTACCGACACCAACTGGTTATAGATTACTTGTATTACCATATGCAGGTCCGAAAAAAACTAAAGGTGGAGTTTGGCTTTCTGATACAACACAAGAAACAATACAAATGACTACAGTGTGTGGTCTTGTATTAAAAATGGGAGACCTTTGTTATCAAGACAAAGATAAATTTCCTAAAGGGCCTTGGTGTAAACTAAATAATTGGATTATTTTTAGTAGATACGCTGGCTCAAGATTCAAAATAGATGGAGGAGAAGTTAGAATATTAAATGATGATGAAGTCATTGCTAACATAACTGATCCTAACGATATTTTGCACCATTATTAAGGAGGACTAAATGGCTGAAGTAAAAGACTATAGCGCAGAAGCGTTAATGAGAAAAGAAAAAGAAAGCGTAGAGCTTGACACGGATGGTGTTAATGAAGAATCCGTTGAAATTAAAGATGCACCACAAGATGAAGATCCATCGGAACTTAAAAAACAAGATGTAGACCTTGGATATACTGAGCATAATGAGAAAAGGGTTTATGAAAAGAAAAAAGACCATGGAACTGATATCTCATATGAAAACGAAAGAGAACAAAAGTTAGAACAGAAAGAAGAAGAGGAAGACAAAGGTGAACTCGGAGAATATTCTGACAAAGTTCAAAAAAGAATAAAAAAACTTACTTTTCAAGTTCGTGAAGCAGAAAGAAGAGAAAAAGCTGCTATGGACTACGCAAAAGGAATCAAAGATAAATTTGATACTGTTGATAAAAAGTTAGAAGAGACAGATACAAATTATCTTAAGGAATACGATGCTAAAATAGACGCTCAAAGGGATCAAGCTAAAAATAAGTTAAAATCAGCTCTTGATGAAAACAATACTGATTTAATTATGGAAGCTAACGATGAGCTTACTAAATTAGCAGTCGAAAAAGAGAAAGTTTCTATGACTCTTGGTGAAAAAGAGGCTAGGAAAAAGGAAGCAGAATCACAAACTCAACAACAAGTAGAACAACCGCAGGCTCCAATTAGTCAAAGGGCTCAAAGATGGGCAGAAGACAATGATTGGTTTGGATCTGATAGGGTGCTTACTGGTGCTGCTATGAGTATACATGAAGACCTTGTACAGCAGGGAATTGACGGAGAGAGTGATGAATACTATAATCAAATAAACAAACGTATGAAGGAATATTTCCCTCAGAAGTTTGCCGAATCTTCTACTGAAGAAAAAACAAAAGCTGCACCCGTCCAAAACGTGGCTTCTGTTAGTAGACGATCAGGTGGACGCAAGTCTGTGAAGCTCACCAAATCACAGGTAGTTATCGCTAAGAAATTAGGGGTGCCACTAGAGGAATACGCAAAATACGTGAAGGAAGGAGTATAATATGGAAAAAGTAAAAACTTCACGCGAGTCTGACACTAGAATTAAAAAAGCTAGAAAAAAAGATTGGACTCCACCATCCAGTTTGGATGCGCCAGATGCACCGCAGGGGTATGCACATAGATGGATACGAACTGCAACCGCAGGTTTCGAGGACGTTGCAAACGTTTCTAAGAAACTTAGGGAAGGCTGGGAATTTGTAAAAGCTGAAACACTTTTAAGTGAAATCGGTGAACACAGTTACCCTGTTATTTCTGAAGGTAAACATGCTGGTCTAATCGGAATTGGGGGCCTTGTGTTGGCAAGGATACCAGAGGAGATTTTGAAACAACGTGCTGAGTATTTTAGAAAAATTACTCAAGACAGAACAGACGCGATTGATAGAGATCTTATGAAGGAGCAACACCCGGACATGCCAATCAATATTGAAAGGCAGTCTAGAGTTACCTTTGGCGGAACTCGTAAAAAGTAATATTTTTGCGATACCTACAAGTAGCTTGGATAATATAAACGTTAAAAGGAGAAAACAACTATGGCTAACCAAGTAGAAAAGTTCGGTCTAAGACCGTACAGAAAACTAGACGGTACACCATTAGTAGGTGCTCAAAACAGATACACAATTGCTAGTAACTATGGAACTGCAATTTATCAAGGTGATTTAGTGGAACCACTAACATCTGGTAACATTCAAAAACATGGTGCTAACACTTCTGATGCTGTTGTGGGCGTTTTTAACGGGTGTTTTTACACTGATCCAACTACACAAAAGCCGACTTATAAAAACTACTACCCTGGAAGTATAGCTGCTAGTGATATCACTGCATTTATCGTTGATGATCCAGACGCAGTATTTTTAGCAGACGCAGACGCGGCTTTTACAAGAGCAGATCTTTTTAAAAACTACTCTGTTACTAACACTACTGGTGTTACACAAACAGGAATATCAAAGGCACAACTAGATGTTAGTGTTTCTGGTACAGCGCAAACTTTTGTCATTCAGGCAATTGATATATCGCAAGACCCAGACAACTCTGGCACAGGTGCTAATGCTAATGTTCTTGTTAGAATCAACAACCACTTCTATAGAAGTGGCACAGGGCTATAATAGATAAAGGAGAATAACTATGGCAATATCACGTTCGCAACTAGTTAAAGAACTAGAGCCAGGTTTGAATGCTTTATTCGGCCTGGAATATAGTAGATACGAAAATCAGCATGCTGAAATTTTCGCTACTGAATCATCTGACAGAGCTTTCGAAGAGGAAGTAATGTTAAGCGGTTTCGCTTCTGCACCAGTTAAACAAGAAGGTGCTGGAGTTGTGTTTGATCAAGCAAATGAAACTTTCACTGCTAGATACTCACACGAGACAATCGCATTAGCATTCTCAATCACTGAGGAAGCAATCGAAGATAACCTATACGATAGATTAGCTGCAAGATACACAAGAGCTCTTGCAAGATCTATGGCAAACACGAAGCAAGTTAAAGCTGCTAATGTTTTGAACAACGCGCAAGTAACTACTGTTACTGGTGGTGACGGTGTTTCATTAATTAATGGATCACACCCACTAGCAACTGGTGGTACTTTCTCAAATGTTCTATCAACAGCTGCAGACCTTAACGAAACTTCACTTGAGCAGTCATTGATTGACATTGCTGGGTTTGTCGATGAAAGAGGCTTAAAAATAGCTTCTCAAGGTAGAAAAATGGTAATTCCAAAAGAATTACAATTTACTGCTGAGAGAATTATGAAGTCTCCTATGAGAGTCGGCACTGCAGATAATGACATCAATGCAGTAAGAAGCATGGGTATGGTACCTGAAGGATACACAGTAAACAATTTCCTTACAGATACAGATGCTTACTTCTTAATGACAGATGTGCCTAACGGATTTAAAATGTTCGTTAGATCACCAATCAAAACTGCAATGGAAGGTGACTTCGATACTGGTAACGTAAGATTTAAAGCTAGAGAAAGATACTCATTTGGATTTTCTGATCCTAGATGTGTATTTGGTAACGGTAAATTACCAACTAGTTAATAGATAATACGTAAAGTATTTTAAAGGGGCGGTGCAATTTGCATCGCCCTTTTTTTTGTGCTAAAACAAAATCATGAGATTGATACATCTTGTAGAGAACGCTTACACAAAACAAAGTTGTATTAATTTGATCACAATGTTTGAAGCAAACATCCAAAAAGCAAAACCTGGAAAAGCTGGAGATAAAGATTTAAATAATCTTGAAATGCCTTTGTTACTAAGTCCTTCTGCAAGCGAGTGGGAGTTCTGGGGTCTAGGAAAAACCATTAAATTAGCTGTTGACGATTTTGTAAAAGAGTATCCATTGTTTGATATTGGTCTTGAACGATGGCATCTTGATGAAAATATTCAATTGTGTAGATTTCAACCTGGATTTCATTATCAAAGAATTCATTGTGAAAACACTGGAATTAAAGAATACCAAGACAGAGTATTTGCTTGGATGCTATATCTTAACGATATTAAACAAGGCGGAGAAACAGAATTTATATATCAAAATTTTAAAACAACACCAAAAGCGGGTAATTTCTATATATGGCCTGCAGGTCCTTCCCACATGCACAGAGGAGTAGTAGCTCCTAATGAACAGAAATACTTTTTGACAGGGTGGTTTAAATATTTCAATGGATAGTATATAATAATTCTACCTAGAGAAACTATTATGTCGACTGGCTAGGCAGACGGTATAGAGACGACATAACTAACGCTATACAAAGGAGAAAATTATGGCTAACACAACATTTTCGGGACCGGTACGATCGGAGAACGGTTTTATTGGAGCAACGAAAAACGCGACTACAGGTGCTTTTACAAATGTATTCGCAATTAGTTCAACAGGTGCTTACACAGGTACAAAACTTGTTGCACAAGGAACAGCAGACGTAATCGTGGCATCAACAGCTGGAACAACTGAGGTACAATTCTCTCAGCCAAACAATTCAATTATAACTTCAATTGATATTGTTTGTACATCTGCACCAACTGTTGCATCAGGTGACATTGGTTACAAAGTTGGAACTGCAACAGGTGGAGCACAATTAGTAGCTGCAATCACAGATGAAATTCTTGATGGCGGAACTACTGTTCCTGTAGGAGCTGGTTACAACTTAACATTAATAAACACAACTGGAAGTGATGCATCACCTGCAGCATCTCCAGCTGCTAACGTTTCTGGCGCAGCAAGAAATATATTTTTACAGATCACTAGTACTACAAATGCATCAGCTAACGGTAACTTTAGATTTATTATAAACATTCAACAGTTTTAATAAATAAAATTAGTGGCTCCTTCGGGAGCCACAAACAATAGGAGAATATTATGTCAGGTGGAGGAAGTTTTACATCAGATCAACTGTCGGTACACAAAGGAAGTGGTACCCATGTTATGATTACAGGTAGAGGAAGAATTACTAGCGTACAAGCTAAAGGTCATGCAAGTGGTCAACTTGAGTTTCATGATTGTGCAACTACAGGTGCTGTAGCATCAGGTAACTTAAAATTGAAATATGTTTTTGGCACAGAAGGAATTGATATCTACATGCCTGGATCAGGTGTTTTATTTAAGGATGGTATTGTAGTTGTTGCAGCTAATACTTCGGTGACAATTACACATACGTAAGATGTACAAAAAATACGAGGCTATGAAAAGGGGTGGCGATGTCATGCCCGCTCGTAATAAAAAAAATTTCAGACCAACAGAAAAAGGTGCTGGAATGACACAAGCTGGGGTAGCTGCTTACAGGCGTGCTAACCCTGGTTCAAAATTAAAAACAGCCGTAACTGGTAAAGTTAAACCAGGATCGAAGGCTGCTAAAAGACGTAAATCATTTTGCGCAAGATCAGCTGGGCAAATGAAAAAATTTCCCAAAGCTGCAAAAGACCCAAATTCAAGATTAAGACAAGCAAGAAGGAGATGGAAATGTTAAAAAAAATAAAAGAAATAATAATGTGGCCGTTCAAAAAAATAAAAGAATGGTGGCATACTTGGGGATAGATGTTAGTAGATTTATTAAAAAAAAACATCGTAATGGTACCTGTGGTGGCCTCACTGGTGGTGGGGACATTCACAGGTGTCAGATATGTTGTAAATCTTACAGATAGCATCAATCAATCAGAACAAGAAATAGTTAATTTACAAAGAGATTTATCAGTAGCTGAAGAAAAAATTACTGAAATAAATACAAGATTGTCGTCAGCAGAAGCAACATGGCAGATGGCAGAAAATTTATATAGACAATTAGCAGATCAAGTCAGAGAACACGACTATGATATTAAAGATTTGAGTAGATAGGATTTATGAACCATGGAGAAAGCCAGGATGAATTATTTTTTTACAGCATTGTTAATATCTTTACTTTGTATCATGGCAATATTTATGGAACCTGCATATCCAAGAAATGAGTATCTCAATGACGGTACTAATACTTGTAGTACTGGCTCTTTTGACATATCAATTGAACAAAGGGATTATGAGAATAGGTATAGACACTATGATCCTACTAACAATTATAACAGCCCTAGTGATGATCAATCGATAAGACTAACTTGGAGAAAGTATTTAGGCTCAGCCTGCACAAAAGAATTTAGAGAAGTACAGACAGAAAATGCACAACTGAAACAACAATTGGAGTTGATGAAAATGTGTGGAAAAGTTAATAATAATCCCACTATTGCACGTAATCCTAACTTCGCATTGCTAGTGCAAAAGTGTTCTGGTATAATCATACCTGAAAACAAAAAACCTGAAGGTAGTCATTGGGATGATCTTAAGAATAATTACAAAAAAGAAAATCCTGATATAAAACTAATGGGCGACAAGTTTATAGGACCAAATGAGTAATAAACCATTAAAAATTTCTGAGCAAGCTGCAGTGCAGATGCCTATGAAGACTGTTGCTTCTTTGATTGCGATGGTAGCAATTGGCACCTGGGCTTATTTCGGACTGCATGAAACTCTTAACAAGCACAGCACACAGATAGAGTTGATGCAAAAAGATTTAGAACAAAACTCAGAGTTTAGAATCAAATATCCGCGTGGAGAACTTGGTCAGTCTTCCGGGGAGGCGGAACTTTTTATGTTGGTGGAGCATATCGCAGGATTGTTAGAGGATATAGATGCAGAGGTAAAGAGCATGAGAAACAATGCGGTTAATATAGAATTCTTACAAGAAAGAACAAAGAAACTTACAGAAGATGTAGAAAAATTAATTAGAAATGGAAGTGGGCATTAATGATAGAAATGGTTTTTGCACTTTTATTAATACAAGATCATAAGATCATAGAGCATCGATACCACGAGAGTCTAAGTTCTTGTATGAAAGCCAGACGTTATGCTATGAAGGACCGTAGTCCTACAGATAGAGTTGTGTTTAAATGTATACAATCTAAAGCAAACATAGAAGTATACATGGGAGAGAAAAAAATACTTTCGTTAATACTAGACTAATGGCGTATTTAAATGCAAACATACCACCAATTTATTGTAAAATAAGAAAGGAATATCTTTATGATATGGATGAAAAATATAAAGGACAAGATAGTGAATGTGTGGTCTTCGGTATTACAAGTATTTCAGGGCGTGCTATCTTATTTAATATCATGTTACCCAACGGTGCGTGCTATTGGAGGTTGCCTATCTCAGCGTTTTTCCAAAAATCGTATGATAGAGCCAAGGTGCCGGATATGCAGCCACACGAGTTGGAATTGTGGAACTGTTTCAGCTATTGGCCTAGCGTTCATTGCTTTGATTGGTTGGACGGTTTAAACGGAAAATATTTAGGTTTAAATAAAAAATTTTACCATGGTAAATATTTATTCACAATTGATTGGGCACACCCAGACACTAATATATTGGATACAGAACACTCTGAAATACCTCAAGAACATAAGTGTGCACATATACTGGCTCTTAATAACGGTAATTATGCAGCTCAGCCTAATAATCGTTGTCTTTGGCATGTTAACAGTTATACTACTGATAGCTCTTGGCCAGACTATAAAGTTCAAACTACATACTGGGATGCAGAGGATAATGATATGGTAACAGAGGACACAGATAAAATGTTTTACAATATGGAGAAGAAAAATGAATCTGACACGTAATTTTACCCTCTCAGAATTAATTAAATCAGACACAGCGATAAGAAAGGGTATTAATAACAATCCAAATGCAGAACAAGTAGAGAAATTAAAAGCACTATGCGAAAATATACTTCAACCTGTAAGAGATCATTTTGGTAGAGTGAAGGTAACAAGTTGTTTTCGTTCACCTGAGCTTTGCCTAGCTATTGGAAGCTCAGCAAACAGCCAACATGCAAAATCAGAAGCTTGCGATTTTGAAGTAATGGGTACAGACAATGCCGAGTTAGCTGATTGGATTCACAAGAACTTGCCGTATGACCAGCTCATCCTCGAGTTCTACACTCCAGGTGAACCTAATAGTGGTTGGATTCATTGTAGCTATATACCTGAACAACCAAGAAAACAATTCTTGCATGCATTTAAAAAAGAAGGTAGAACTAAATATGCACCTGTAATAGGTAAAGCTGTAGATTTAGTATGAAAGACCCATTAAAAGGCACAGGCAAAAAACCAAAAGGATCTGGAAGAAGATTATATACAGATGAGAATCCTAGAGATACTGTAAAAATAAAATTTGCAACAGATGCTGATGCAAGAGCTACAGCAGCAAAAGTAAAAAAAGTTAATAAACCTTTTGCTAGAAAAATACAAATTTTAACGGTTATGGAACAAAGAGCTAAAGTCATGGGAAAATCAGGAGTAGTTAACATTGCCAAAAAAGCCAAAGAATCCATTCGTAGAAGCCGTAAGGTCTAGAACATTTCGTCTAAGAGTGCTATTATCTAAGAAGTTGTACAACCGCAAAAAGGAGAAGATTAACACTCTCAAAGCGGCCGCTAAAAAGGAGGACTGATGGCAAAACAAGGACCCTGTTGGGACGGTTACGTTCAGAAAGGTATGAAGAAGAAAGGTAATAAGATGGTGCCTAACTGTGTGCCTGCTGGCAAGAAAGTAATGAAAGCTGCTATGGGTAGAGCTGCATTCTCTGAAACAACATCAAAAGCACCTGGAACAAAAATGAAAGAGGATTCATATATAGGTTCTTATATGCACTCCGAGCTTGCTGGTAAAAAAGTAAGCAACCCAAGTCTTGTTAAATATTATGGGCCTCTATTAAAAGGATTTAAACAATGACATTAAAAAAAATTGACACAAACCCTATAGTACAAGGCGTAGCGAGGAAGAATAAAAAATTTAGAAAATATCTAGAGGAGCTAAAAAAGAAGGGTAGCACCATAAGAAAACAACCAAAATTACCTGGAATGAAAAAAGGTAAAGACGTAATAGTGCCACCAAAGAAACCAAAATTTCAATCTGAAAAAGATTTACCTAGATCTATGAAAATAGATACAACTACAAGTGCTTATGGAGATGCAGGTAAAGGTAGACCAGTTCCAACTTTTAAGAAAAGTAAACCAGGAAAAAAAATAGGTGGCTTAGTTGATTACTACAAGGATATTTTATAATGGCAACATCAGGAACAACAGCTTTTAATCTAGACATCGATGATATTATTCAAGAAGGATATCAAAGATGTGGAGTAAGAACTAACTCTGGTTATGATTTAAAATCAGCAAGAATAAGTTTAAATTTATTATTTGCTGAATGGGGAAACAGAGGTATACATCTATGGAAGGTAGAATTAGATGAAAAAACTTTGGTCGCTGGTCAAGCTACCTATTCAGTTTCAGATGATGTAAGTGATGTATTAGAAGCTTTCATATCTACAACCGTAGCGTCTAATGATTCTGCTTCTACTCAAGATGTATCTCTTACAAAAATAGATAGATCCACGTACGCTGCAATACCGAACAAGTTATCGACAGGAACACCTTCTCAATATTATGTTGATAGACAAACAACACCAAAAATAAGTTTATATCAAACACCAGATGCTGGCACATATAAAGCGTTAAAGTATTATGTGTTGAAAAGAATTGAAGACGCTGGAGCATATACAAATCAGGCAGATGTTGCCTATAGATTTTTACCATGCATGGCTGCAGGTTTAGGATATTACCTATCTATGAAAATGAATCCACAATTAGTACAACAAAATAAAATGATTTATGAAGATGAATTAAAAAGAGCGTTAGATGAGGATGGTCAAAGAACTTCAACATTTATCACTCCACAATCATTCTACCCTAATGGATCAGGAGCATAATGGCTAAGTACGCAACAGGTAAACATTCAAAAGCAATATCTGATAGATCAGGTATGGAGTTTCCCTATTCAGAAATGGTCAAAGAATGGAACGGTTCTTTTGTTCATTACTCAGAATTTGAACCTAAACAACCACAAATTAGAAGAAGAAGAATTACAGCAGATGCTATTGCACTACAAAGCCCAAGGTCTATGAAGTTTCAACAGCCTACACAAGAATTTTTAGCAGACCAGGATGCTACTATATCTGATTCAGGCGGAGCTTCAGTTGGCGTAGCTAATTTAAGTTTACCAGGACAGTTTGCATTTCGTACACAAGAATTTCCAGTAATAAGAAATGGTATTACAACTATAATGAATTCAATGATACCTGAAGATCCATCAATACAAAACATAAGAAGACAGGCTGATATTAGAGTCGGTAATGTAACAGTGAGCATAACATAATGGCAATTACACACGCTAATTTTTTAACACAAGTCAGAGATTATACTGAGGTTGGTAGTTCTGTATTGTCAGATTCTATTATACAAAATTTCATCAGATCTGTTGAATTAGATATAGCAGGAAAAGTAGATTATGATGATTTAAGAAAGTATGCTACCTCAACATTTACTGCAGGCAATAGAGCTGTATCCATTCCTGCTGACTCATTGGTGCTTAGATCGGTAGAGCATGTGGGATCGAGTGGCACAAGGACTTTTTTAGAAAAAAGAGATATTAGT